CTACCCAAGATGGATTTATCGCGCACGCGTGAGAAAAAATTTGCAGGCGGACGTCAATTTCAAGCAAGGAGGGATTGCAGTTGAGTGCAAAAAACGCTAAGAAAAAATCTGTCACATTCAAGACCGTTCAGGAGTCTATTCTTAATCAGCTTCAGGAAAACGGCGCTGATTTGGAAGTCTACATCGGGCTTGTCGACGATTTCATGTTTTATTACAAACAGGAAAAGGAAATGCAGAAAGATGTCAAGGAGCGCGGCAGATTTTACAATGCAATATCTTCTCAGGGCAAAGAATACGAGAAAGAAAATCCGAGTATAAAAAACGCCATTCTGTGTAATAAACAAAAGCTCGCCATTCTCAAAGAAATCGGAATTTCTCCCGAAAAGGTGCAAGAGATTGACGATGAGGAAACCGACGGCGATTTGTAAGTGAATTGCTATATCCAGGATTATATCAACATAGTTCGGGGCGGTGAAATTGCCGTATGCAAAGAACAGCTTCAGCTTTGCGATATGGTTGAGCGAGTTTTTGAGGCAGAGGACGTTTATCTTGACGAGAATCAGCTTGAGCGGTACTTGAAAAACGAAAAATATTTTCCGTTCAATTTATTCGAGTGGGAAAAATTTTGTTTTGCGTTGCATAACTGCGTTTACCGTGCGGACGGTCAGCTTCGTTTTCCTGAGTTGGTGATTGAGGTCGGACGAGGAACGGGCAAAAACGGTTTTCTTTCGTTTGAGAATTTCAATTTGCTAACCCCCGTGAACGGTGTGAAAGAATACCACATCGACACATTCGCAACCAGTGAAGATCAGGCAAAGGCGAGTTGGACGGATATTTATAATATTCTTGAAAGCAATGAAAAATTCTGGAAGAAATATTTTTACTGGACGAAAGAGGTTATCCGAAATCTGAAAACGGGTTCGGAATATCATTTCCGCACCTCCGCGCCGAAAACCAAGGACGGCGGCAGACCAGGTAAAGTCGATTTCGACGAATATCACGCCTATGAAAATTACGAGCTGATTGACGTAGTAATTACGGGACTGGGCAAAAAACGCTATCCGCGCCGGACAATCATCACAACAAACGGCAAGGTTCGCGGCGGTCCTTTTGATGACCTGATGGAGCGCTGCGAAAGGATTCTGAACGGCAAAGAGAGTGACAACGGAACGCTGCCGTTTATCTGCCGTATCGAGAGCGAAGATGAAATCAAGGATAAATCCAAGTGGGTAAAAGCAAATCCATCGTTGCCGTATCTTCCGGATTTACAGTACGAGATGGAGCTTGAGTATACCGCATATCTGCAAAATCCGATTGCAAATGCGAGCTTCGCGCTAAAGCGAATGAACCTCCCGCCGAGAAGGCAGGAAGGCGAAGTCACGACCTGGGAAAATATCAAGGCTACCAATCAGCCGATTGATTATGAGGCATTACATGGACAAGTCTGCATAGCGGGCATTGACTACGCCAAGACTACGGATTTCGCCTCAGCAGGGCTCCTTTTTGATGTCGGCAATAAGGAAATCTGGATTACTCACACATGGGTTTGCCGTAAATCCGAGGATTTGTCCCGCATTAAAGCACCGTTGGAGCAGTGGGAGGCTATGGGGCTTTTATCCTTTGTGGACGACGCCGAAATCTCGGCGGAATTGATTGTCTTTTGGCTTGCACAAACGGCGGCGGAACTGGGTGCAACGATTATCTACACGGGCATAGACAGTTATCGCTATCAGCTGATGAAAAAAGCGTTGAAAGATTATATTTACGCCTCGACAGAAAAAGGCTACGAAAATATTATTTTAACGCGCCCATCGGACGAAATGATGAATATTCCGGTATTTACCAGCGAATTTATTCAGCATAAATACATATGGGGCGACAATCCGCTTATGCGTTGGGCTACGAACAACGCCAAACAAGTGACAAGTCCGGCGGGCAATATCACATACGGAAAAATAGAGCCGAAAAGCCGAAAGACAGATCCATTCAAGGCTTTTGTGGCGGCTAAAATTGCAAAGTCCAAGGTTGGAATTGACAGTTTGCAGTTGACTTCAACCGATATAAGCGATATGCAATGTTTTACTTTTGACTAAGGCAGGTGAAAGAAATGGGATTCAAATCGCTGATTGCAAAGATTTTTAATTTCAAAGAAGAAGAAATTGTGCTAACGCAGGAGCAGTCGGATAAGTACGGCAACCTAATGATTGAAAGCTTTGCACTCACAACGGTAATTTCGGTTATTGCCGCCTTGCTTGCAAAATGCGAGTTCATCACGGAAGAAAACGGAAAGCCGGTTCGCGGAAATCTGTGGTATATTCTGAATGTCAAGCCGAACCCGAACCAGTGTAAATCAGAGTTCTGGCAGGAATTTTTCTGCAAATTGCTTTTAAATTCCGAGGCGTTGATTATTCCCGTAAACGATAAGCTTATAATCGCGGACGGATTCAACAAAGATAGCCGCGTGCTGTACGGCTCGGCATTTACAGACGTTTACCGTGACGATTTCAGTTTCAACAGTAATTTTTATGCGGAAGATGTATTTTATCTTCGATATTCAAACGCGAATGTAAGCGGAATTGTGAGCAATATCGTTTCACAATACTCAGAGCTATTGAGTGAGACCGCCGACAAGTATTATAAATCAGGCGGGCAAAAGGGTATTGTCGAGCTGTCGCCAATCGCCAAGGGAGACAAGGATTTTGAGGAAAAGTTCAAAAAACTGATGAATCAGACGTTTAAGCCGTTTTTCAAAGCGCGAAACGCCGTTCTTCCGCTAATGTCTGGATACAAGTATATCCCGTTGGAAACGAAAAACAGCAAGACTACAAACGAGATAAGCGATTATAAGACGCTGTTTGACGGCGCAGTAAAGCGCAGTGCGCAGGCATTCAGAATGTCTCCCGCATTGGTGAGCGGAGATATAGCAGGCATTTCCGATGCGCTGAATTACACGCTTACGGCATGCATTGCCCCGCTCGCGCAAATGACCGGAGAAATGCTCACGGCGCGGAACTATTCCGTTAGAGATGTTACGGAGGGCAAAAAGCGCATAAGAATGGACACGACCGCAGTAAAACATACGGATATTTTCGATACCGCGGCGAATATCGACAAGCTCATCGCTTCGGGATTCGCAAGCATTGACGAGCTGAGAGATAAAGCCGGACTGTATGAAATTAACGAGGATTGGTCGCAAAAACATTACCTAACTAAAAACTACGACGGAATTCAGAACGTGGAGGGAGGTGAGAACAATGCCGAATAAAAAATTTTGGGAAATCAAGCAGTCGAAAGAACCGACAAGACTGGAACTGTATATCTATTCTGACGTTGAGGGCGATTCATACGACTGGTGGGGCGATAGAATCCCATCGGAAACATCTGCAAAGTCGTTCAGAAATACGTTAGCAAGATATCCGGACGTGAAGAACATTGATATTTACATCAACAGCTACGGCGGTAGTGTGATGGAGGGCACGGCAATTTACAATCAGTTAAAGCGCCATTCCGCATTTAAGACAGCCTACATTGACGGATTCGCGTATTCCGTAGCATCTGTAATCGCAATGGCGGCGGATAAGGTTGTGATGCCGAGAAACACGCTCATGCTGATTCATAATCCATGGTTTGTCAAGAGCGGGGACGCCGCCGAACTGCGCCGAGCCGCAGACGAACTGGATACCTACGCGGAGGCTTCACGGCAGGCGTACCTTGCGAAAGTCGGCGAAAAGCTTACGGAAGAGAAGCTCACTGAAATGATGAATCAGGAAACGCTGATGACCGCAATGCAGTGTGTGGAATACGGCTTTGCGGACGAATTGGCGGATTACGATGCGGATATGTCGGATGCCGCGAAGATTCTGGAGCAGGCGAAGAAAAACGGCGTAAAGCAGCTGAGCAACAGGCTTGAAAAAGTTCTGGCACTTTCGAGAAGCCCTGAACCTCATGAGCCTAATAAGCCTCATGAGCCTGAACCAAGTCCCGACGATTCGGGAGAAAAAGCAGTTGGCTTATTTGAAAAATTTTTAAATCTGAAAGGAGAAGTTTAATATGCCTATCAATTTAGGAAAACTGGAATCCCGTAAAAAGGATATTATGCAGAAGCTGAAGGACGGCATTCAGCAGAACAACGGCGAAGCAATGAGTTCCGCTATGGAGGAATGGAGCGAGGTCGTTTCGGAATGCGTGCTCGCGGAGGCGAAGGGCATTGTTGGCGCTGCCGATTCGCAGATTCTTGCGGCTCGCGGCTGCCGACAGCTCACAAGCAAGGAAAATGAGTATTACGGAAAGCTCATTTCGGCATGCAAGAGCAGCAACCCCAAGCAGGCAGTGGAGAACATCGACGTTGCTTTCCCCGAAACAGTTATCGACTCCGTGATGGAGGACATTGAAAGCAAGTACGAGCTTTTGAATGCAATTGACCTGAGAAACACCACTCTTCTCACAAAGTGGATTGTAAACAAGCAGGGAAAGCAGAAGGCTGTGTGGGGAGAAATCAACAGCAAGATTGAGGAAGAACTCAAGGCTTCCATCGACATAATCAGTCTAAATATGTACAAGCTTTCGGCATTTATGTACATTGAGAAAGATATGCTCGATCTCGGACCGGTGTGGGTTGACAGATACGTCCGCGCAATTCTCGTTGACGCTCTCGCGTGCGGAGCTGAGGACGGAGTTATCAACGGCGACGGCAAGACAACGCCTATCGGCATGATTCGAGACGTTTCCGAGAGCGCGGCAGTGGTAGACGGCAAGTATCCCGAGAAGACGGCAACCCAGGTAACAAATCTCGACCCCCAGACATACGGCGAACTTCTCGCGACATTGGCAAAGTCCCCGACAGGCAAGGTAAGAGCGGTTACGGACGTTATTTTGGTCGTGAATCCGTTCGATTACTTCAAGCTTGTAATGCCTGCGACTACTTTACAGCTCGCCAACGGCACATATGTCAATAATGTATTGCCCTATCCTACGAAGATTATCCAGTCTACAGAGGTAGCAGAGGGCAAGGCTATCCTTGGTATGGGTAAGCGTTATTTTCTCGGTGTGGGTACCGGCAAGAACGGCAAGCTTGAAAACAGCGACCAGTTCCGTTTCCTCGACGACCAGAGAACCTATAAGATTAAGCTTCACGCGTCCGGCAAGCCTATCGACAATAATGCTTTCCTGCTGCTCGACATTTCCGGACTTGAGCCTCTTGCTTACAACGTTAAGACTACTACAGCAGCAAGCAAATAAAAGGGTGAGATAAATGGAGCGATTACAGACCGTCAAGAATTATCTTGATGTTACGTGGGAGAACCCAAATACCGATGATAAAATAGCGGGCATTATCAAGCGAGCGGAAAATACACTCTGCAATTACGCCGGAGCGCAAATCAGTTTTTTTGAAGGCTCAGAAGAAGAACAGCTTTTATTTGATTTGTGCCGCTACATATACAATCACGCATTCGAGGAATTCAAGGTGAATTTCAAAGACGATCTGATTATGCTCCGTGCTAAGTACAAGGTTGAAACCATGGAGGACAGCGATGAAGCGGACGAAGATTCAGACGTTTAACAGCGGAATTTGCAGTATTTACAAAATCGGCAACAACGATGTTCTTTCACTGAAAATCGGCGGTATACGTTTTGACGATCGCACGGTAGGTTCTGAGCGATTCTTCAAAGCGGCAGATTTTCAGCTGAAAGCGAGTAAAATGATTCGTATTCCGTTTATCGACGAACCCAAAGCAAACGACATAATTGTTATCGGCGAAAATCAGTACAACATGATTCAGGTGCAGAGTATTTACGACACGTACCCCAAGTGTTGGCAAATCACGCTTCAGGAAATCAAGGAGGCTAACCGCTATGACATTTGAAAAAATGCTGGACGAAATCGGAATTCAGTACGCCGAGGTTGAATTTTCGGGCGCGGTTTCGCCGCCTTACATGGCATATATCCCGAGCAGTGAAATGATTTGCGCAGACAGCACGGACGTTTTCGAGAACGAAACAATCAGGCTTGAGCTGTACCGTTCACGCAAGGACAAAGCCTCTGAAAAGGCGGTTGAAAACGTTCTGGACAGTCACGGAATCGCCTACAGCAAAGAGCGTGTTTGGATTGGCGGCGATCAGCGCGTGTATCAGATTGCATACAGCTTTGATTTCAGTATGGACGAGGATGAGCAATAATGTCGGGAAAAATAACTGGCTACGATGCGGTTGTAATTATGAAAACGCTTACGGATTACAGTGACGGCGTTGGCAAAGCAATAAAATCTGAGGCAAAAAAACTGGCAAAACAAGCTAAAGAAGAGCTGAAAAGCAGTTCTCCGAGAAGTAAAAAAGACCGAATCCACTATGCCGACTGCTGGAAAGTGAAGACAACCGAGTCCACCGGAAAAATCGAAGTAGCAGTTTACAATGGCGAAAAGCATTGGCTTACACATTTATTGGAGTATGGCTATATAAATAGACATACCGGAAAGCGCGTTCCGGCAAAAAAGCATATTAAACCCGTGCAGGAACAGCTGAACAGCGATTTTGAGCAGGCTTGCAAGGAAATCATTGAAAACGGCGGAAGACTGAAAAAATAGCAAGAGAATTTATATTCGATTGGAGGAATAAAAAATGGGAAAAAAGAAAAAGGCAAAATTGAAGAGAGGTATTAGGCGCATCGCGTATGCGATGCTCGACATTGCCGAGGACGGCGCGGTACAGATTGGCTCGCCGGTGTATCTTCCTACATTGGAATCGGGCGGTAGAAACTATACGGCAGACCCGCGCGGAGACAGCCAGAAGATTTACGCGGATTCTACCGCCGTATACGGCGATACCGTAAACGACGGCTACGACATTAAGCTTACGCTGTTGGCGGTAACGGACGATGTAAACGAAGCATGGCTGAACGAGCAGAAGGACGATAACGGCATTGCCGAATTTGCAGACGGCGAAGAATTGCCGTATTTCGCGCTGATTATTTCGGAAGATACGACAGACGGCGCAGGGCAGACCACGATTTATTACTATTGCCAGTGCTCCGGCAGACCGAGCGAGAGCGGTAAGACGGGTGAAGGCGGAACATTTGATTTTGAATTCCCCGAATATCCAATTGTCGCATCGCCGCGCCCTGAAGACAATCTTGTGCGCTATAGGATTCCGGGAATTGCCAAGCTCACGGAAGTTCCCGTTCCTAAGAAGGCGGCAGCTAATACATCCGCGGAGGGGTAATGCATAAATGAACAGGTCGATTAATATTTGCGGGAACGACGTGCCGCTTAGTGCGTCCGTTTACACGCAGATTTTATACAAGAATACATTCGGGAAAAATTTAATATCAGATTTGAACCGTGCCGGCAGACTTTCAGACGAAATTGCGCTGAAAGACTGCGACAACGAGGAAGCAGAGGCGTTGAGCCTTGAGGAATATCACGAAAAATCCGGAGAAATTGATGTGATTTATTTGCAGATACTCTGGACGCTTGTGAAAGAAGCCGATTCTTCTCTGCCTGCCTTTGAAAAGTGGCTCAAATCCATCGAGCATATTGATATGTTCGATGTGATACGCACGGTAACGGCGGTAATCACTGAAAGCATGACGGTCGACCGAAAAAACGGATAAGGGGCGGTAATGAAGAAAGCGGAGAGAACACCTGGACAGTCGAGGAACTCTCCGCTTTACTGCTCGATATGGGTCTGACTGTGCATGACTTTCACGATATTACGATGGGAATGGCGGTAAATATGCTTGCGGCACGTTCGGACATGCTTGCGCGCCGAGCAGGCATTGAGGTAAACGACCCCGAGGAACAGTACCGAAATCTAAAATCCAGCGAGGCGGAGATTGACGAACTGTATAAACGCGGGGAAATTCCCGAGGATAGGTATAGGAAATATAAAAATGCGCTTGCGCAGTGGGAGGAGGATTAGCCGTGGCGAGCAAAATCAAAGGCATTGTAGTTGAAATCGGTGGTGATACATCGGGACTGACGAAGGCATTAAGCGACGTTGACGGCAGTCTGAAATCAACGCAAACGCAGCTGAACAAAGTTGAAAAGGCGTTGAAGCTAGACCCGACAAATGTCGCGCTTGCCGCCGAAAAGCAGAAGCTATTGCAGGAGCAGGTTTATCTTACGTCCGACAAGCTGAAAATGCTGGAAGAAAATCAGACAAAAGTAAACAAGGCATTTGCGGCAAATGAAAGCTGGGAAAAGCAGTACGCCCCTATAAAGCAGGCAATTGACGAAACGCGTGAAAAGCTCAAAAAGCTACAGAGTCAGGAAGAGGAATACAAAGAAAAGCTGGCAAACGGGAAAATCAGCACTGAGGAATACGAAAACTATCAAAAATCGGTAGAGGAAACGCGGAGCAAGCTGAAAGATTTGCAGAACCAGAAAAAGGAGCTTGACAGTTCCTTCGAGGACGGGCATATTAATGCCGATCAGTACCGCGAATATACTATTGAGCTTGAAACAACGCGCGCAAAGTTAAAAACATTAGGAAATCAGCTGGAGGATACGTCTGAAGACGTTGACGACGTCGGGGACGAATCGAAAGAGACGAGCGAACAGATAAAGGACATGGGCGACCAGTCGCTTAAAGCCGGGGACATTATGAAAGAATCCATCGCGGCGGAGGCGATTATAAGCGGAGTAAAACAGATTGCGGAGGCAATCAAAGAGGTTTCGACAGCGGCAATTGAAGTCGGTTCGGAGTTTGAAGCTTCCATGTCGCAGGTCGGGGCAACCATGGGATTGACCGCTGACGAAATCAAAAACGGCAGTACCGCGTATGAAATGCTGGAAGATGCGGCAAAGGACGCAGGCAGTTCAACGAAATACACGGCGTCTGAATCTGCCGAGGCTCTCAACTATCTTGCATTGGCGGGATATGATGCAGAAAAATCCGTTACGGCGCTTCCGTCCGTTCTCAGACTAGCGCAGTCGGGAGGAATGGACCTTGCGACCGCCTCCGACATGGTAACGGACAGCATGTCTGCGCTCGGACTGGAAACGGATAGTCTCGACAATTACATCGACCAGATGGCGCGGACCTCGCAGAAATCCAACACGAGCGTTTCACAGCTTGGAAATGCCGTGCTTGAATGTGCCGGAACGGTAAAAAGTACCGGACAGTCCGTCACAACGATGAATGCCGAACTTGGTGTACTTGCCAACAACGGCATTAAGGGAGCTGAGGGCGGAACGCACCTGAGAAACGTTTTGCTTTCGCTGACTGCACCAACGGACACGGCAAAGGCGGCTATGGACGACCTCGGTCTGAGCGTTTCAAATTCGGACGGTAGTATACGCGATATCAACGATATTATGTCCGATTTGAACGGTACGCTTAAATCAATGTCGGACAGCGAGAAAACCAATGTTCTAAACGAAATTTTCAACAAAACCGATTTGAATTCCGTAAACGCTCTGCTCGACGGCACAAACGGCAGTTTCAGCACGCTAAAAACACAACTTGAACAATGCGATGGCGCGGCTTCGGACATGGCGGACACCATGAACGACAATTTCAAAGGCAAAATCACTGAGGCAAAGAGCGCGTTGGAATCTGTCGGCATTTCGATTTACGGCAAATTTGAACAGCCGTTGACATCGAGCGTTGAAAAAGTTACAGACAGAATTTCGGATTTCCGTGATTCAATTGAAGACGGCGAATTGTCCGACGATTTTGATAATCTGGCGGACGGCGTTGGCAAGCTGACCGATTCTGCATTGGATTTAGCAGAAGATGTTTTGCCAAAGGCTATCAGCCTTCTCGGCTGGATTATCGACAATTATAAGCCTATATCTTACGGATTGACCGCAATCGGCGGGGCGATGGTAATTAATAAGGGCATTAAGTCAATAGAAGCGGGCATTACCGCTATGAAGAGCCTGAAAACAGCGTTGACAGCCGCAAAAACAGCCTCAGACGCCGCCAATAAATCAATGGAATCCAATCCATATCTTCTGATTGCGGAGGCTATAATCGCCGCCGGAGTAGTTCTGAAAGGATTTATTGACAAGCAGACAGATGCCATTGACGAAACGCTTAGCGAGTACGACACACTGACTGAAAAACAGCGTGATTTTGTAGAGTCGTGTGAAGAATTTAATCAGTCTATTGCGGACAGTCGCTCAGAAAGGCAGAAATCCGCAAGCGATTTAGACG